GTCATTCCTGCACCCATGTCATCAAGCATAGCCGCAAAATCTTCATTCTGTTCATCAGTCCATTCGCTAGGTTCACCCGCATGACGCATTTTTCTAAATGCTTGTGCTTGTAAATTAGTAATTTTGAGTTTCGCCATACCGGATGCTTGTTTGACCCATATTCTTGTTCCATCATTTAATTCTATTTCTTTTTTTAGTACCGGCATTTCTATCACTCCTTCTTTTTTCTTTTGGCTGTTCCGCCTCGCTTATCAGACGGATTGTTCCATCCTCTTTAATTTCCCAAACACCTAAAGTGTTTATGAAGGTATTCCTATCATTCATTCTTCTTCATCTACTTTTGGCGTAAAAGAACGGGGTAATGCTTTCATTACTTTATCCCATCCTAAATCAATTGCTTCTTCTCTTGACAAAGTAGTGTTTGCTACTATATGCCCTTTTAGTAAACCAAGACGATAACCTGCTTTTCTATCTGCTTCGTTAGCCCACCAAAACACATCTTCGGCAGAATGTTGTCCTAGTGCTGCTACTAATACTTCTATATCATTTGTTGCTACAAGTACTCTCATTTTCACACCTTACTCTTTTTTAGATTTCTTAGCAGCCTTTTTCTTTGGTGCTGCTTTCTTCTTTCTTTCAATAAGTTTTTCAACTAATCTACCATCTTTTATTTCTTTAGACCAAATGTTCCCTTCTTTATCTTCGTATGTTTCCATTTTACTCACCTTATGTTTATGCTACATCAATCCATACTACGGTCAATGTAATAAAATTACTATCTTTCTTTCTTGAAACATCACAAGAAATTACTACGTCATCGTTGGCTATTGCAGCCCTAAATGCTGTTTGTACTTCTGCTGCTGTTCCCGTAAAAGCATTTACCTTTAGTTTGGTTTTGTCTGCGATTACTGTACCACCATTGTTAGCCATAGTTATTCACCTCAATATGCTGATGGCGCACCGCTACCGTCATCTAAGCCTGTACCTGTCATGCTAATGTCAATTGCTTTTCCTAGTAGTGGATTTACTAATGCTGTAAAGTTTACAGACATTGTGTTTGTATCTCTACCACTTATGTTAGCAGTAGGGGCTTCAAATCTTAAGTGGTATAGATTAATTGTAAGATTAGAAGGTGTTGATTCGTCATCAGTAAAGGCTAACTGCATAACAGAGTTACCGCCGAATACTGGGTCCTCAAAGGATAAACCACCTTCTGCAATTAAAGTATCATAGGTAGGTTCTTCTGCTGCTGCTGTGTAAACAACTTCGTTAAAGTCAATACTACCTGTAATCTCCATTTGTTGTGAAGCAGGTGCGTGTCTGTAAGTACTGCTACCTAGACCGTATGAGTTATCTGTATCTCTATTCATAGAAATACTTAGATTTACCCCTTTAACCTTTGCTGTTGCTGAACCTAATCCGTCTGTACCGTTGTCAAACTTTACTGTACCGTTAGCAAAATGAAGTGCATCTAAAGCAACACCATCAAACAAAACAGTACTTGTTTGTAGTGCAGATGTAGCGGATTCTGATTTTCCTACGAAATCAAAACTAGCCATAACGTATTCTCCTACGTTAGCAGTTAAAGACATACTATTAACCATCATACCTGTGTATGTGTGTTCTTTTGCTTCTCTACCTACTCTTAAGGTAAAAGAAGGATAGATAATTTTGTATGCGTCTGCTGCATCCCAAGCACCTGCGGAATGAGTTGCGATAAATCTGTATAATTCATCACTATAAATAACGTAATCACCAATAGCGTAAGCCGTACTTGCAGAAAATACACCTTTGTTTGCTAATGCTGTAGCACTTGTTCTTTTGTTAAGACCAAAAAATGCTTGTTCTAATCCATGTTTTGAAGTAGCACCGCTACCCGATACTGTATCATCCGGTAAAATACCGTGTAGTAGCATTCCTAAGAAATCATCTACTTGTACGGCCATGTTTATACCGCCTTCGGAATATTCCGTTCCTGTTACCATTTTGCTTGATTGTTGCCTACTTATATCAGACCTGCCTAGCATTTCAAAGTTCATGGAAATAGATTCATCATCAATTTCACCAAATGTTTGTGTACCGGAAGGTTCTGACCCGTATGTAGTCTCTTTTTCTATTGAAATATACCTATTTAAAAACTCTGTCGCCATATTATTACCTCTATGTGTGTGTAGAACGAACCGAGTCTCTTATCAATATTATCTATGCCTCATATCTATTAAACGCATATAAGTCAATGTTAGAGTATGAACACATACTGTTTCATCGTCATCCATTTTAGTATCTAATTCTGCGTTATAAGATATAAGGCTATCAGTAGTGCCTAAAACTCCTGTATTTACATACAATTCATCAAATATTTCACCAATTATATTTAACCCTTGTCTGTATGCGTTTTCATAATTAGTACCTTTAGTAGTCACATATATTTCTACATCATAGTTTTGTTTAATTTTAGAACCCGACAATGCCTCAAACTGTGGAGAATCAAGACCTGTAATAAGAACGTGTATGTTAGGTGTAGTATATCTATTTAGCATACGAGAAGATATATCATAACCATATAATATGTTGGCATCAGAAACCTGTGTTTTTAAATATATTTTTTGTGTATTTTTTAATAAATCTACAATAGCAATACCCATTCTAGGTACTGCGTCTTGTGCGAAATCACTTGTCATTAATTGTTCGGGGGTAAATGCACCAAACTTAGAATAATATACGTTAGCCCATTTTACATTACCACTTGTATTTCCCCATTGTATAATTTTTGATGAACCACTAGCACCCGTGACACTACTAAATATATCTTCCGCATTATCATCCTGTATAATCTCATGCACATACATTTTTGCTGTGCCTGTTGCATCTAAAGTTAATCTTAAAACTAACGGTACAGGATTGTTTTCTGTTAAAAGTAAATCTAAATTACTTACTGTAAGTGTCGTAGCACCTACTAATTTAAGTGATGTACCGTTTCCTGTACCTTTTACTTCTACCTTATGTGTACCATTATCTAATTTTACCAATACTTCATCATTACTAGGCGCAGTAGTATAAGACAAACAAGCAACAAATGTGTACGCTGTATTAGTTGTGGGTGTTATTGTATATGTTCCGTTTGTTATAACCCAATTACCACCGGATGCAGAACCACCACCGGATGCAGCAGTCCAAGCATCTTGGAAATAACCCGTCAATCCTGTTGGGTCTGTACCATTCATTCTACTATTCCAATATTGTGTTGTTGTCGCTACTGCCATATTTACTGCCCCTTCAATTGTTTTCTAAAAGTCCTTCCACTTAAACCTTGCCTTCTATTTATTCTTGTTCCCTTTCCTAGATAATAAGCAGTAGTTTTACTTAATGGGGATGAGCCTACATTTGGTTTAACTGTAAATGCCGATTGTGAATCCTCACGCAATTCTGTTAAAGACTTTTCACCTTTTTTCATACGACTACCCCTTGCACCCGTAGGGTTTGTAGGTGAATCTCCTTCGTCAAAAGAACCTATAACAAACGTAATATACCTTGAGTAATTTCTTGTATTTTGTCCTTTTAATTCTTTTAAGTTTCCATACAAAGAATGTGCAATTCTATTTATTGCATCCCCCTCTAGTTTATGTGCTGTACCTATAAAAGAAGTTGTATCATTTTCTTTAAAACCTTTTTTCCCCCATCTTGATTTTTTCTTAAAATGTCTAGTTTTACTTGTTCCGGGTTTAGCGTTAATATCTTTTCTTGTTTTTTGTACTGTGGCGTGGACTGTTTCTCCCAAAAAAGAGTACGCTAACATATTAACCCCTTGTGTTAGGGTTTCTGCCTGTTTAACAAAGGCGGATTTATCAAAATAAGCCTTAAAACCTAAAGTATATTCTTTATTTCTTAAAAGTTTAGGGTATTTAGGTTTACTTCTATCTATTCTACCACCTGCTTTAAATCCAAAACGGCCTTGTCTTAAGTAAGACCCTGCTTTTTGTTTTTTAACTAAATTATCCCACGCTTTTCTTGATTCTGTTTGTGTATTTGTTCCCGGCATATAATCCGGTGAAGTAAATATAGTTCTCATATTTGATTGAGTAGCATTTCTAAAACCCGCAAGATTAGCATTTTTAGTAGAAGGTAAAGAAGGATTATCTTTTAAATATTTTTTTTCTTGCCTTGTTAAGTTTTTACCATCTTTACGGACTAACTCAACCCAAGTCTCATCTTCTAATAAAGATATTTTTGTTTGAAAATTGCGTATATTTTCTCCCAATATTTTAGCGTAATTATTTCTTGCTTTAGTCATTGTCCCTAGTCTAACCCAACCCGGATGAGTATAACCATCGGCACTAATAAAAACATGACCTTCTTTTTCTTGTTGTGTTTTAAATTGTTTTTTTAACGTAGCCATTTAATCACCTCAAGAAAAACTTCCGAGATGAGCCAATCTTGTAAGGTTGTTTACCCCTCTTTCTCTAAGTGTATTTCCTCTTAAAGAATTACCACCTTCGTGAAATGTGGATTCATCTTCCATGTAGTAAGCGGCTGCTATATCTGCACATATTTCTCTAAGAACGTGCGCAAACTCACCCTGTTGTATTGTGACACCACTTGCGTGTGCAATAGAAACTCCTGTGACACCTGTTAAATCATTACTAGATTTTCCTGTCCAAGATATTGTATCTCCGTCAATATTACCACTACCCGCAGTAGCAAAAGCACTTGCGCTTGTTAGTGTTATAGTAGTATCTCCTATTGATACAGCCCCATTAGCGGTAGTTTCTAATACAGTAGGGTTAGACCTACCATAGTCATTATAAACTTGCTCTATTTCGATAGAGGCTCTACGAATTGCTACCTGTAAAGTATTACCTGCTTGTACTCTTTGGGCTGAATTAAGACCTAATCTTTGGCCCACATCACTTGTAGAACAATAATAAACCATTTAAACCAATTACTCCTATTAATAATATCTGTGTTATCCAAAGCATACGCTTATTTATAGTGTGGTATTCCTTAAGTGTCTTTTCAATATTACTAACAGTTACAGAAGTAGTACCGCTTGTACTAGACAAATGACTTATCCAAGCATTCCATCTTTCTTTTTCTGTTGTCATATTATCACATTTGTGTAGAAATACCCATAGCCCCTGCTACTATTGCTATTAAGGTAAAAATAATTTTTTGCATATTTCCCATATATGTACCTATTAGACCGTTAGTTATCTCTAACTCGGTAGCCACTTTAGCAAGTCCTGTCTGCATACTTACTTGGGATTGTACCAATTGTTCAATTAATCTTTCGTGTCTTTTTACAGACTCTTCTAAATTGTCTAATCTTATTGCGACAACATCAGAATCGGCCACTAAGCCTCACCCATGTGTGCTTCTAATCGAGCCACAAGGTCTGCTTTCTTACCTTTTACTGAAAGACCTGCTTCTTTTAACTTCTCTTTCAATTCCGCAACATTATGAGAGTCGAGAGTTTTTTCTATTTTCTCTATCTCTTCTTTTGCTTCTTCGGCTTTCTCCTTAACCTCGTCTACTGAATCTAATAATTCATCTAATGTTATTTTCCCATCAGCATTTAGTACTAAGTATTTTTTATACAAAAATACACCTATACCTACTAATGCTGCTAAAGATAAAAGTATCAATTCTATATCATCTAATAATGACGAAGAATCTAAGGCTATGCAATCTATTGTTTCGTTAAGTGCGTTTAGGCACGTTTCTTTTGTTGTGTTAGTTGTGTTATTCATGTTTATTCCTCTCTATCGTATATTACTTGCTTAACTGCTGAATGCGGTATAACTGTAAATGCTCTTTCGCTACCCCTTCTATAAATCTTGAACCCATGAGGTGTCTCTTCAATGTTTACATTGGTATATGACTTTTCGGGCGCAATATACACTATTTTACCTGTTCTTACTTCTCCCAAAAAATCAACTCCAACGTGGGCCTTCGGCCCATCCTACTAGACTTGTTCTGCTACCTTTAGTAATAGGTGCTACTGCGTGTTCAAAGTAAGATAAGAAACATATTACTGTACCTTTCTTAGCAAGTGCTATTGGGTCGGGGTTTTGTGTATGACTAAATGTTAATTCTCCACCTTTATAATCTTTGGGGTCTGATAGTTGGACTACTACACTTATTTTTCTATGCATACCATCTTGTCTGTTCCAATCAATATCGTGGTGCATACCATAATGGTAGCCTATATCTTTGTATTCTGTAAATTGTAATGGTGGTAGATAAGATACTTCTACATCAAAATGTTCATTTGCTTTTTCTACATACCACATCATTTGTTCTGTAAGAGGTTTATATTTTTCATCTTGCAGCCATCTTATTTGTGTTTTTCTATGGCTATCTTCTTTACCTTCACCTGTTCTAAAGGTAGATGCCGCTTGAGGTTCTGCTTCCTTTGCTGCCTCAATTATTTCATTCACTATTTCTTCACTCAACGCTTCTTCCCACATTATCCATGCGGGATGTTCCATCATTTCTGACATAACCTACCATTACATCATAGGGTATTTAAGGTGTATTACACTAACACACCTATTTTTTTCATTAACCATAACCAAAATCGGTTATATTCTTCCATTAACAATCAACGCCATCAGTAAATCCGGTCATAGTTTTTAGATTTAGATAACATTGTTTAATTATATTGTATTGAGTTTCTTCTGCACTATCATCCAAATCAAACTCATTACCAAAACCACCAATAGGGGCCGCATTTGCTTCGTAAGCGGCCTGTGAAGCATATATTTTACCGTTATAATTTACTTTAAAGCCTTTAGTTAAACTACCATCAGCATTTATTATTGTTTCCTTTGAAGTCATACTATTTGACATAACACATATTGCATCATCACAAGTTATGCCGTATTTAGTTACATAGTCTATTTTTAAGCCCATATCCTTACCACATATCATTTGTTTTATAAAACATTCTCTAACCAAATGTAAGTGTTATCGAACATTTTGGGGCTGTACTTGTTACTCCGCCAACAGTGCTTTGTGCTTTTACTGCAAAAACTATTTCATCACCACTAGCAGGTGAGGTAATATTTTTACCTGCAACATCAAAATTAACCCTCAATCTCATTCCCATACCAGTTGTAGTATTTGTAGCATCTTGAGATGTAGATGCTGTACCTACAACACTTGCAGTATTGCTATTACTTAAACTTGAAGTGTCCAATGTCAAATCCCACGCAAACGTAGGAGAGCCACTACCTAGCCATCTTAGATACCCTGCGGGTATAATATCTATCCTTGATAGTCCGAAATTATCGACTGCATCTTGAAGTTCTCCGGCATCTATAGTCATCGCAGCAGAAAAGAAATTACCATCGGCAAAAAACTCGGAACCATTAAGTGCGCCCCCTACACCTAACCCTTCTAAAGAATTATCTGCCGTACAAGCATTATCATAATTACCACTTGATGATGTCGCTATACTTAAAAGAGAGCCGCCCCCTATTTGAGAACAGATACCTATTATTGTTGGATAAATAATATCACCCAACCACTATCCATGCTGACGAAGATGTAGCAATAAATGTTTTTGCTTCATACCTTGTTGTAATTGTTTGGTTAGAAGCAGAACCGTTCATTGTATCTCCCGCACCGGCGGCAATAGTAACTGTATTTGTTGTATCACTTACTACTATGTATTGTTCTCCAACCGCCGGACTAGCAGGTAATGTTAATGTTGCGGTATTATTAACTATAATATATTTACCTGCATAAGTATCTGTTAATGTAATACTACTTCCTAATGTAGAAATCTTACCTCTTTTAGCCTGAAACTCTTGTTCTACTGCTAGACCGTTAGGTATATTTACATCCCCACTATTGTCTGCTGTAAGCCATGTGAGAGTACCTGACCCATCTGATATAGTTAATGACTGACTGACAGTCGCACTACTAATATCTGCATTTCCTATGAGAACATTGTAACTTCCTGTTGTCAAACTGGTTGCACCATTGTTAGAAGTAAGGATAATATTTTTCTGACCCGAAGTGATGTTCTGACCTGCACTTCTTCCGACCCCAAGATTGTAACTTCCTGTCGTCAAATCTTTGAGACTGTCTGCACCAATTCCTACGTTTTGATTTGCCGCATTACTAGCAACTCCTTGACCTGCATTCCAACCGATGAAAGTGTTTGCCGAACCTGTTCCAGACGTCATAGCATTGTGGCCTACGATAGTATTGTAACCTGTTCCGCTAGTTCCGGCTTGGCTTCCTATAACTGTTTCGGAATAGCCTGTGCTACTAACACCTGCCCGATAACCGACAAAAACTCCTGTTCCTTGATTGGTAATTGCTGCACCCGCAGTATGTCCTATCATAACGTGGTCGCCACCTGTGGAAAGTGCTGTTCCGGCCTGATATCCCACTAAAATATTTCTATCCCCTGTGCTTAATGTTGTCCCTGCGTCTACACCCAATGCTACGTTGTAGTTGCCGCTACTAGCAGTTAAAGAATCCAAAGCACCGCTACCCAATCCTATGTTAGAAGTAGCAGTAGTAACTGCATCTGATAATTCACCAATTGCAGAAGCACCGCCACTAACCGTAGTCCAAGTTGGAAGTGTGTTCTGTCCTTGTGTAGTAAGAACTTGACCGGCAGTTCCGTAATTTCCTGTTCCTAAAGCAAACCCACCCGAAGGATGAATACCTAATGCAAGATTATTTCCTGAGCCTACTCCTATTTGGAATTGGCCGCCATTAACTCCGACTGTTGCTTGATAAGCCGGATTTGTACTACTATTATCTTTGAAGTAAATAAATCCGTTATTACCTGCTAATGTTAAACGAGGGTAATTTACTCCTGCTCCTATATACAAACTTTGGCCGTCAAACTTTAATCTATCAGAACCACTTGATGAACCACTATCATTAAATAATACTTGTTCATCACTACCGCCTGTAGGTCCTGTAGGCCCCGTAGGACCCGGTGGTCCTGCACTACCTGTTGAACCCGTTGGTCCTGTCGGTCCTGTCCCCCCTGTTGAACCCGGCGGCCCAGTTGGTCCGGTATCTCCGGGCGGGATTGTAAAGGCAAAAACCTTAGCAGTCGCAGGTCCACTAGATGCAATTGCTAACGGACCACTCGCTACCGTAGGCGTACCAAAACCGGCTGCCGTTCCGGTAGGTCCAGTTGGACCAGTCGGCCCCGTAGGCCCAGTAGGTCCGGGTGGCCCCGCAGGTCCATCCGGTCCGGTACTTCCGGGTGGTATTGTAAACGCAAAGATTTTTGCAGTTGCCGGACCGCTTGAAGCAATTGCTAAAGGCCCGCTTGCTACGGTGGGTGTCCCAAACCCTGCGGCTGCCCCATTACTACCATTTGAACCGGGCGGTCCATCCGGCCCAGTAGGACCTGTGGGACCAGTCGGTCCTGTAGGACCAGTAGGGCCTATTGGTCCCGTAGGACCTGTTGGGCCTGTCGCACCTTGCGGTATAGTGAATGCAAAGACTTTCGCTGTATTAGGGCCGCTAGAAGATACACCTATTGGTCCTATGGTTGCTGTCGGTGTTCCAAATCCTGCACCCGGTCCTGTCGCACCTTGCGGTCCTGTTCCGCCGGGTGGTCCAGTAGGTCCTGTAGGGCCTGTTGGACCCGTAGGGCCTGTATCACCTTGTGGTATAGTAAAAGCAAAAACTTTTGCGGTGTCGGGACCACTTGAAGAAACTGCTATTGGTCCGGTACTAGCGGTAGGAGTACCAAAACCTGCTGCTGTTCCTGTCGGCCCTGTTCCGCCGGGTGGCCCTGTGGAACCTGTCGGTCCCGGTGGTCCTGCCGGACCAGTTGCGCCTTGAGGAATTGTAAACGCAAATACCTTAGCAGTATTTGGGCCACTAGATGAAACATTAATAGGTCCTGTTGTAGCAGTAGGTGTTCCGAATCCCGCAGCCGCACCTGTAGGACCTGTACCACCATCGTTTCCGTCATTACCTGTCGGTCCGGTAGGACCTGTTGGGCCGGGTGGACCTGCGGGTCCTGTGCTTCCGGGTGGAATTGTAAAAGCAAATACTTTTGCGGTATTAGGACCACTACTAGATATGGCTAAAGGACCGCTACTAACACTTGGTGTTCCGAAACCTGCCGCACTTCCTGCTGAACCTGTAGGTCCTGTAGAACCCGGTGGTCCCGTAGGTCCCGTAGGTCCCGTTGGTCCGGTTGGACCTGTCGGTCCGGTATCTCCGGCAGGTATAGTAAAAGCAAAGACCTTTGCTGTATTTGGCCCACTACTACTTATAGCAAGAGGACCGGAAGAAACACTAGGTGTTCCAAATCCTGCTGCTGTGCCTGTAGGTCCGGTCGGTCCTGTTGGACCATCGTTTCCGGTAGGGCCGGTAGGACCGGGTGGCCCACTAGGACCTGTAGGTCCTGTACCGCCGGGCGGTATTGTGAATGCGAATACTTTAG